TATGCACAAAAACTGGGTTTAGCTCCAACTGAAACTACAACTGAGGCTACTGAAACGGTAGAGCCAGAGGTAGAGCAAGTAGAGGAGAGTGAGCCAGAAGCGAAAGAGGAAGCCAAACCACAGCATGAGCCTAAAAAGCAAAATCCAAAACTTGAGAAAAGATTTAGCGAGATCACTAAACAACGTGAGGAAGCTCGTAGAGAAGCAGAGCAAGAGCGTCAGAGGCGTTTTGAATTAGAGCAGCGTTTACAAGTTCTAGAACAACAACAACAACCACAACAAAGGGTTGCAGTTGATACAGAGCCTAAACTTGAACAATTTCAAGACTATTCTGAATACACAAAAGCTATTGCTGAATATACGGCAGATAAGCGTTATGAAGAGAGATTGCAACAAGAAGCGCAACAAAAAGCACAAGCAGAAATGCAACGTGTTACACAAAGTTGGGCTACTAAAGTTGAGCAAGCTAAGGCTGAGTTGCCAGATTTTGATGAAGTGATTACTTTGTCATCTGATGTGCCACTTTTACCTGATGTAAGAGATGTAATTCTGGAGAGTGATGTAGGGCCAAAGATCCTTTATCACCTAGCTGAAAATGCAGATTTTGCACGCAAGATTGCTTCAATGCCGATTAGATCTGCTCTTAAAGAAATTGGAAAACTTGAGGCGAAATATGAAGCGAAAGCTGAAGATAAACCTGTGGTAAGAAGTAAAGCACCCGCACCTGTCACACCCATTCGTGCGAATACAGGCGTTGCCGAGACTAAGTTAGACAATAGTGGAACTTGGTATGGAACATTCGCTGAGTATAAAGAAGCTCGAAAGAGTGGCAAGGTAAGGTAACCCTTTTTTGTCCATTGAAATTTAATTTTTTATAAAGGAGAAGTCATGAGTAACCAACTTCTGACGATTTCAAAAATCACCAATGAGGCCTTAATGGTCCTGGAAAATGAGTTGACGTTCACAAGCGAGGTGGATCGCAATTATGATGACCAATTTGCCGTCGTGGGAGCAAAGATCGGTAATACGGTCAATGTTCGCAGACCAGGTAGGTTCGTAGGCAGCGTAGGCCCAGCACTCGTAGTTGAGGACTTCAATGAAACATCTAGCCCAGTAACTTTGTCAACACAATTCCAAGTGTCAACACAGTTTACTACGCAAGATTTGGCATTAAGCCTTGATATGTTCTCGGATCGAGTTCTCAAACCCGCGGTGGCAACTATTGCCAATCGTATAGATAGAGACGGCTTGCAAATGGCAACATTGCAAACTGCCAATATCGTTGGAACTGCTGGTACACCACCCACAGGTTTGATCACATACTTGACTGCTGGTGCTTATATGGACTCCGGGGGCGCACCTCGTGATGGCCGTAGAGCTTGTATCGTTGAGCCTTTCACAAGCGCAACAATCGTTGATTCACTCAAAGGTTTGTTTGTGCCTCAAGAGGCTATTGGCGAGCAATACAGAAAAGGTTTGATGGGAAGAGATTCCGCTGGAGTCAATTGGAAACTTGATCAAAATATTGTGAGTCAAACATTCGGCACTAACAGTACAACAACTGTAACTGCTTCTGTTAACACAACAACTGCTACTGGTTTCTTAACTTCTGGTTGGGCTTCTAGTTCTGTGATTTCGATTACTGCTGCAAACACAGGTAACTTTGTGTTGAACGCTGGTGACGTAATTCAGATTGCTGGTGTGTATGCTACCAACCCACAGAATCGTCAACCCTACGGTTCAAACAAGTTGCGTAATTTTGTTGTTAAAGCTCCTGTAACTATTGCATCAGGTTCAAGCGTTTCAGTAACTGTATCTCCAGCGGTCATCACTTCTGGTCAGTTCCAAAACGTGTCGATTCCTACTACATCAAGTTCAGCTGCGGTAACTCAATTTAATAGCACAGGTCAAGTATCACCACAGAACTTAATGTTCCACAGGCACGCTTTTACGTTGGCTACGGCAGATTTGGAGCTACCTGAGGGAGTCCATTTCGCTGGTCGTGCAAGCGATAAAGAGATTGGACTCTCACTCAGAGTTGTGAGGCAGTATACAATTAACAATGATAGTATTCCTACACGTCTTGATGTGTTGTATGGCTGGGCCCCTCTGTACCCCGAACTTGCTTGCAGAATTGCAGCTTAACTTTTAATTTAAGGAGAAGAGATCATGTCTAGTACAAATCCAGGGCCAGCAATTACGAACACGATTCACCCACAGAACGTATTGTCAAATCAAGCTATTCGCTTGTTGGCAGTTGTTACAGGTGTGAATGTGAACGCAACTGGCGATACAGTAATGAACGTAGCTAACGCTGCCAATTGGAGTGTTTCAAACGTAGTATTCACAAACGCATCTATCAGTTTAACAACCGCTTATGCGGGTGTGTTTACTGCACCAGGTGCTCAAGGTGCTATCGTTTCTAACGCTGCATTGTCTGCATTAACAGGCCCAACAGTTGTATCACAACGAACAGTTGCATCTACTGCAATTAATACAGGTTCATACTTGTATGTAAACGTAGGTACTGCTCAAGGTGCAGCAGCAACTATGGATGTTTACATCTATGGTTACGATTTCAGCACTTATTAAGATGCTAGAAATAAGGCTACCACTCTGCGGTGGCTAGAAAAGGCCACCTCAAAAGGGTGGCTTTTTTTATTTTTTAAGTTACAATGTTTTTGTTATAAAGGAATTCCTTATGTCCTCCACAACCGTCACTCGTGGTAATTCCCATGAGACTTTTTACATAACGCCTACGTTCAGCAATGCCTCGAACACTTTGGCTGCCAACACAACTACCGCAGTAACTTACACAGTTCCTGGTCTACAGACTACGGACATTGTTACCGTTCTTGGCGCAGTTGGTTCACAAACCGCTGGTGTTATTATTGCTGAAGCAGATTGCTTAACTGCAAATATTTTGACCGTTCAATACGGCAACTTAACATCAAGCGCTAGTGTTGTTCCTGTATCAGGTCAGTACATCCTACAGATTACTAGACTTGAAGGCCCAGCACCAGTTACGGCAGTCTAATCATGGCTGGTTCAACCGTTCAACGCAATGCTGGTCAAACCTACGCATTAGCGCTAACTACTGCTGCTCACTCTGCGGTGCAGATCAACGACACAACGAATGATCAAGTTAATTACACTAGTTTTTTAAACATTGGTGGTAACGCTTGTGCTATTCGTTGGAATCAGACGAACTCAGGTTTGTCTACTGTTGCTATTCCTAGCGATGGAAATGGTGGAGACTATGTATTGCCTCCTAACATGACTACTCCTTTGATATTAGCTACACCCACAACGCCATACTATTTAAGCGCCATCGGTGCTGGTAGTACGACACTTTATGTAACTCCCGCTGCGGATCAATCGTAAAAGAACCTATGGCTGCTCCATCCAACTCAATTGTTCAAAACTTAGTACCGATACAGGGTCTATTCGATCCCCAAGGTAATTTTCAAACATTTATTGGTCAGGGGCAGCCATTCTACGCAATCCCTAATCCTTATCAATCTGGCTTAATCATCACGAATAGCACGATTGATAGCTCGCCTATCGGTGCTACAACGCCATCAACAGGCGTGTTTTCGGCAGCACAGGTAAACGCAACACCTACTGGACTCTATGACGTAGTTAACAAGCAATATTTAGATTCCACATTGGTGGGTATCTCTTGGAAGCCTCCTGTTAACTACGGAACAACAAATAACATCACGCTATCTGGTCTAAGCACACAAAGCGGTGGTGATTGGCCAAGCGCTTTAACGTCAGGTATGCGTGTATTGGTTAAGAATCAAACCAATCAACCTGATAATGGCATTTATGTAGCATCTGCAACTGGTTGGACAAGATCAACAGATGCAGACGCATGGAATGAATTGATTTCTGCCTTGGTTTTTATCGAATCAGGCAACACTTTAGGTGGTTCTGCTTGGTATTGTGCAGCGCAACCAGGCGGTACTTTAGGAGTTACCAATGTTGTTTGGTCTAACTTCAGCGTTGCAGCAACCTATACCGCTGGCACAGGACTTACATTAAGCTCTTACCAATTTAGCATCACCAATACTGGCGTTTCTGCTAATACTTATGGATCTGCTTCTAGCGTTCCAGTATTTGCGGTTAATGCTCAAGGTCAATTAACCTCAGTAACCAACACATCGATTGCGATTGCCAACACTCAAGTTAGTGGTTTAGGCACAATGTCAACGCAAAATGCTTCATCGGTAACGATTACTGGTGGATCTATTGATTCAACGTCTGTAGGCGCTACAACGGCCTCTACGGTGCGTGGTACTACGGTAACCGCAACCACTCAATTTAATGGCCCAGCGACAGGTTTAACAGGTACTGCAAGCAGTTTGTCTATTGGGGGCAACGCATCTACGGCAACCACATCAACAAATATTGCTGGTGGCGCTAGTGGTTCATTGCCTTATCAAACAAGTGCAAACAACACCACATTTTTGGCAGCTGGTACAAATGGACAAGTTTTAAAGCTCTCTGGTGGCTTGCCAACATGGGCAAATCCTAACGCTGGAACGGTTACTTCTGTGGATGTTTCTGGTGGAACAACAGGATTGACCTTTAGTGGTGGGCCAATCACCTCTAGTGGCACTATAACTGCTTCTGGCACGCTTGGCGTTTCTAATGGTGGTACAGGTGTTACCTCTAGCTCTGGCGCAAATAGCGTTGTTTTAAGAGACGCTAACGGAAACATCACAACCAATTGTTTGTTTGAGGGTTATGCAACACAAGCAGCAAGTGGAACAACAATTGTTTTAACGGTAGCATCCGCACAAAATTACCAAATAACAGGTTCTGGTGGTCAAACAATCAAATTGCCAAGCGGAACTACATTGCCCGCTGGCGCATTGTTTACTTTTAACAATAATCAATCATCTGGTGCAATTACTGTACAGAATAATTCATCAACTACGGTTGCAACCATCCAATCAGGTGGTTTTGTAACATTGGTATTGTTGGATAATTCAACCGCAGCGGGTTCATGGGACAGACACGATCAAACGCCGTCCAACACATCGTGGTCAACCAATACGTTGGATTACCCTGGTTCTATCACTAGCGCCACATGGAATGGAAATGCAATAGCTATCAATAGGGGAGGTACAAATAGTACGGCAAGCCCTACAAATGGTGGAATTGCTTACGGTACTGGAACTGCTTATGCGTTTACTGCTGCGGGTACTAGCGGTCAAGTTTTAACTTCTAATGGATCAGGCGCACCTACTTGGCAAACTCCATCGGCTTATGCAACGGTAACTGACGATACATCAACCAATGCAACAAGATACCCATTATTTGCAAATCAAACAACTGGTAGCTTGTCAACAGAATACACCAGTTCAACAAAGCTCCAATTTAACCCAAGCACAGGGGCGTTAACCTCTGGTAAAATCATCATATTGCCATAAGGAAACATCATGGGACAACTCGTTTTTCAAGCAACTTTAGGAGGGGCAATTAACCTTAGTGGCCCTAATACGGCTTCAACGGTAACCTTTACACTACCAAGTGCTGATGGTTCAACAGGTCAGGTTATCCAAACCAATGGCGCTGGTTTGCTTTCACTTGGTAACGTAGCTTTAGGTTCTGCGGTAAGTGGCACATTGCCTGTGGCAAATGGTGGAACTGGGGTAACATCACCTGGCACATCTGGCAACGTCCTAACCTCAAACGGTACTGCTTGGGTAAGCGCAGCACCAGTTGGAACAGTTGGCCCATTGGTCTATAATTACAATACAATTTCAGCAAATATCACAGTACCATCAGGGCAAAATGGTTTATCTGTAGGCCCAATGACAATCAATAGTGGTTACTCTGTAACCGTCACAACTGGACAAAGGTGGGTAGTATTATGAGTTCATTAGTAATTGCTGGCGATACATCAGGAACAATCACATTACAAGCCCCATCTGTTGCTGGTACAACTGTATTGACCTTGCCTACAACAAGTGGAACATTAGCGGTTGGTTCTGCTGCTATGACTTTAATTAGCACATTGACTGCTTCTAGTTCTTCTAATTTAGCATGGACAGGATTGAGTGGATATGATAGGTATATAGTTTTCTTTGAAAATATGTTGCCAAGTGGAAATGATAATTTTGCAGTTCAAGTCGGAACTGGTTCAACTACTTATATAACTTCTGGGTACTATGGTTATGGGCTTACTTTGAATGGTACTTATGGCGCAAGTGCGGTTGCAATTACTAATTTAGCACAATTTCCTTTAATGAGACAATCTGCTATTACAGTTAATAGTTCTGGAGAGGGTATAAGTGGAAGTATTTTGTTCAATGGGTTTAGTGGTTCAAGAGATTTAGCAATAACTGCTCAAACAACTTCACAATTAAATGGCACAACATCATATGGATCAGACATAAATGGAGGTTTTGCAGTAGGTAATACAACTGCTAAAACTGCCATTCAATTGTTTTTTGCCAACGGAAACAACATTACATCAGGCAAAGCATCCCTTTACGGAATATCCTCATAAGGACATAACATGGCAAGCATAATCAACGCATCTACATCTGGAGCTGGTGGTTTAATTAGCACCGCAGATAATTCAGGAACATTGCAGTTACAGACTGCAAGCACAACGGCTATGACGATTAACTCTAGCCAAGTGGTTAACTTTGCTAATTCGCCTACGATTGCTGGGAGTGCGTTTCCTAGTGGTGCGCTAACACTTATTTCAACACAGACTGCAAATAACACATCTTCATCTATTGCATGGACTGGATTGAGTGGGTATAAAAATTATCTATTGGTTTTTAATCAATTGGTACTTGCTGGAACTACAGATTACAATTTTTATTTAAGAGTTGGTACTGGTGCTGGCCCTACATATTTAACAGCTAATTACCAATATGGTGGATATTTTCAAAGATTAAATTTAAGCAGCTTAAATGTTACTTCTTCTACAAGTGCGGCATACATGATAATAAATGGGGGTACGTTAGCGGCACAAGGTAACGCTGGTGCAACTTACGGAATATCTGGAACTGTGTATGTGGAAAATATGAATATTTCTGGTGGTCAAGTAGTTTCATACGGGCAATCAGTATTTTTGGATAATACTTTTACTTATGCTCAAAGTAGTTTTGGAGGTACACAAACTGGAACACAAGGCCCATATACCGCAATTCAATTAACAAATGGTGGCGGTGTTAATATTTATTCAGGTACGGCATCCCTCTACGGAATCTCCTCATAAGGAACAACAATGAGTACAATAATTTCAGGCTCAAGTCCATCAGTTACCTTTAGTGATGGGTCTACACAAGCTAGTGCTGCGTCTAGTGCAATGACGTTAATTAGTACACAAACTGCAACTGCATCTACTCAAGTTGCTTGGACAGGACTAACTGGATATAACGATTATTTATTGATCTTTAGAGCTTTTTATGCTGGATATACTGCACCAAAAATACAAGTTGGAACTGGTAGTGGCCCAACATGGATAACAAGCGGATATAACAGCATAAATTTGATTTCTAATGGTTCATCAGTATCAACTAATAATACTAATAGTGGTGCTGGCGGTGATTTTTTAAATGATACTTTTGGAGATGTAGATAATGGTCTTATTTGGATAAATAATATGAATTGTCTTGGTTCTAACCTACCTTGGACTACAGCAGTTGCACAAAACTTTGTTTTTGCTTCAACGTCTACACAATTTTTTGATTCAATCGTAGCAAGTGTTCCAACGAATACAACTGTAAAAACTGCAATAAGAGCTTATTCAAATGGTTCTGCAAATATATCTGGAGTATTTTCCCTATACGGCATCTCTTCTTAAAAAGGAAACATCATGGCATCATTAAACGACACAATCGTAGCTTATTTAACAGTCAACAACATTGCATTTAGTGCGGGTGACTATCAAACAGGTCAACCTGAAGGTCAAGCAGACCAAGTCTTGCATTGGGATTCCAAGCTAGGCGCACAACCTACGCAAGAGCAATTGGATTCTGCTTATACAACACATGAAGCAAACTTGACGGCAGCAGCGCAAGCCAAAGAAGCGGTTAAAACATCTGCTTTAGCTAAGTTAAATGCTTTGGGCTTAACACAAGACGAAATTAAAGCTATTCTTGCTTAATCAAGGTCTAATTGCATGAAATGGCAGATTCTTGAATTAAATGGGGCAAATAACACCGTTTCTAACGTACGTTATAAAGTCAACCATGAAGGCATAGAAACTGAAGGATATTGGCATTTTGAAGAACCTAAATCTTTGAGTGGCGCAACTGAAGAATCTGTGATTGAATGGGTAAGGCAAGCCACTATGAAAAATGGTGCAAATGCCGTAGAATCACGCTTAATCGAGCAATATGAAGCTCAAGTTTCATCGATTCATCCTCCTTGGAAAGCAAAGACATTTAAGGTGACGGTATGAAAGAGGTAAAACTAGAGCTTACTGTCGAAGAATTACAACTTATTGCTGGCTCACTCAGAGAACTGCCTTATAAAGTTGTTGTGAACTTACTTCAAAAAATTGATAAGCAAGTAGTACCACAACTGCAAGAGGCACAAAATGACCGCCCCAATTGATTTCATTAGTAGAGCATTAAAAGACATTGGAGCTTTGGAGGCGGGTGAGCAACCCACACCAGAAGCAGCACAAGACGCATTTGATATGTTTAACGATCTCGTAGACCAATGGTCTAATGAGAACGGCATGGTGTTTAATGTCACAGAAATCATATTTCCTGTGATTGCTGGTCAGGTGCAATACACAATTGGCCCTACCGCATCTACTGCCAACTTTATTGGCGCATCATTTGTTGGATCAATAGCTGGCAACATATTGACGGTTACTAGCATCAACTCAGGCGCAGTTGCTCAAGGTCAAACATTGTCAGGATCTGGCATATTGCCTGGCACTAAGATTGTCAGATTCTTAACTGGGGCTGGTGGCAATGTCAATGAAGTTGGTACTTATGAGTTGAACTTCAATCAAACCGTTACATCCACAACGATTACGGCTTACTACCAAAAGCCACTCAATCTTAATTCTGCGTTTGTCAGAATTAACACCTATTCTAATGGTCAACCCATTACAAACGGTGGTTTGGATTACCAAGTTGACGTTTTGACGCTTCAGCAATATGAGTTGATTGGTTTGAAAACGCTAAACGGCCCTTGGCCAAAAGCGATTTACTACAATCCTAATCAGGACTCTGGCAACATCTTTGTGTGGCCAAACCCAGCACAAGGTGAGATGCACATTTTTGCTAACACTTTGTTCAGTAGATATGATTCTATGTACAACACCATTAGTATGCCTCAAGGCTATAACATGGCCTTTAGATGGTGTTTAGCAGAGCGTTTAATGCCTATGTATGGTAAGGCAGATCAAACTCAAATGGCGATGATTACAAGCTACGCTGCTCAAGCCAAAGCAACAATTAAACGTACAAATATTGCACCATTGCAAGTTGCTCAGTATCCAGACGCATTGATGATTGGAAGAGCAAAAGATGCGGGTTGGATCTTAACTGGTGGTTTTTTAAGGTAAAACTATGGCAGATTTTGGATTTGTCGGCCCAAGTTACGAAGCGCCATCTATATACCAAGATGCTCAAGAGTGTATAAATTTCTATCCTGAAATTGATTACATGAAGCAGCAAGGGGATAGAGGCGTGGTGGCGCTTTATCCAACGCCAGGACTAACGACAAAGGCCATTCTGCCTAATTTCCAAGAAGTAAGGGGTATGCGTACCTTATCAGGTGGGGCGCAAATGGTGGCCGTTTGTGGGCCTTATGTTTATGTTCTATCTGCTGATTTAGTACCCAAAGTAATTGGTTTGCTCAACACCTCATCTGGGCGTGTTGGAATCAGCGACAATGGCATTAATTGTTATATTGTTGACGGTGCTTATCGTTACACATGGCGCATCAGTAGCCCTAATCAAGCCGTTTTTGTGGGTTCAGTTAGTGGTACAACATTAACCGTTACTGCCGTTTCTAGTGGAACAATTGGTATCAATCAACAATTGTTTGGTGTAGGAATTACGCCTGAAACTATTATTACTGCTCTAGGAACTGGTACAGGTGGTATTGGTACATATACAGTAAACAATTCACAAACTGTTGGTGCTGAATCATTAAATTCTGCGGTGATTGGAACAAGATTTCAAGCCACAATTGCTGGATCTGTATTGACGGTTACAAGCGTAACTGCTGGCAGTATTTATCTTGGACAAACTGTTCAAGGTGCTGGCGTTCCTGTAGGTACAGTCATCATTTCCTATGGTACAGGAAGCGGTGGAACTGGCACATATAACATAAGCACAACAGTTACGATTGCAGCACCAACCGCAATGTATGGGCTTAATTTTTCAGTCTTACCTAGCTCAGACGGTGCTTTTTCTGGTGGCACATCGGTAGATATTGTTGACAACTATTTTGTCTATTCACGCCCTAATTCACAATGGTGGGGGGCTTCAGATTTATTGTCTCCTATATCTCCACAACAATCTTATAGCTTAAAAGATGGCGCACCTGATAATTTGGTAGCTTTGATTGTTGACCATCGTGAAGTTTATTTGATGGGTGAGGCTTCAAGCGAGGTGTGGAATGATGTTGGCGCAGTTCCTTTTCCTTTCCAACGAATACCTGGCACATCCACCCAACACGGTATTGCTGCACCTAATTCTTTGGCTCGCGTTGGCAATTCATTTGCTTATGTAAGCAAAAACAATCGTGGTCAAGCCGAAATCATGCAAATGAGTGGTTACATACCACAACGCATTTCTACCCATGCCGTTGAAAATACCTTGGTCAATCAAGTCATCAACGATGCTATTTCTTGGACTTATCAGATTGAAGGCCATGAAGTTTATGTTATTAGCTTTCCCAGTATTGGAACAAATGGCTTAACATGGGCTTACGATGCAACCACAAATATGTGGCATAAATGGATGTATTGGTCAACTGTTTATGAACGTCACAGAGGTAATTGTTGTGCGGTCTTTCAGAACATGGTTTTGGTTGGTGATTATTCCAACGGCAAAATATATATGTTGGACAAGGGAAATTATACTGATGATGGTGACACAATCAGACGTTTGAGAAGAGCGCCTCATTTGGTTTCTGATTTGCAGAGACAGTATTTTGAAGAGTTGCAGATTCAATTCCAACCTGGCGTTGGTACAACAGGCTTGTGGATCAACAACCCAACCTTTACTAGCAACACATCAATTCTGATTATTTATCCTCCACAAAAGTTTAATATTGGGCCAACTGACACAATTATTATTGGCACAAATTCTCAACAAGGTACAGTAAGCACAACTACGAACCCACAAGCCATGTTAAGGTGGTCAAATGACGGTGGATCTACTTGGTCAAATGAACATTGGGTTTCTATTGGCGCTTTAGGCAAGTTTAAGAATCGTGCCATTTGGAGACGTTTGGGTTATTCCCGAGACAGAGTATTTGAGGTAGTGGTTACTGATCCAGTTAATGCCGTCATTATTTCTGCTAACTTAAAAGCTAAAGTGGGGGCTAACTAATGGCTAACGGTCTATATTCTTCACCTCAAGTTAATTCTTATCCACAATCTGAGTTTTTGGACAAGACAACTAACCGTCCTACTAGGGCTTGGCAACAGTTTTTCCTTAATTTGGTCAACTTTTCAAGCTCAAGCACCGCTAATACGCAATCAGGTGGGCCAAGCGTACCAGCTAACCCAGTTGGATTTATAAACATTACTGTAAATGGTAAGCCTTTTAAAGTTCCATATTACAATCCTTGATATGACATTAGCAACAGAATTTAAGCAAAAAGAAGGTACTTTTAAGTGCCAACCTGACGTAGAACACCATTTTTCCGATGGTTTATACGCCAAGGAAATTTCGTTGCCTAAAGGTTATGTTATTGGCCAACACGCACATAAATATGCCCATTTATCTGTTTTAGCTAAAGGCAAAGTCTTGGTTGAAACTGACGATTGGAAAAAAGAGTTTACTGCGCCTACTTGCATTGATATTAAGGCGAACACTTATCACAAAATCACAACGATTGAAGACACAACTTGGTTTTGCATCCATGCAACGGAAGAAACCGATCTTCAAAAGATTGATGAAGTCTTGATCCAAAGGGGTTAATTATGTACGGTTATGTTGATGATAGCGGAAACACGGCAGTTGGCGATGTAGGAGCTGGGGCTACCAATGTCAATGGCACTACTTCTGATTTTTCTTTAGGTAATTTGTTTGGCGGTGGTGGACTAGGCACAGGTCTTGGTTTGTCTGCGTTAGGCACATTGCTCGGAACTTACGCTAACCAAGGTGGAATTTCTAAAGCATCTGATTTAATTAATCAATATGGTCAACAAGCAGTAGGTGGCTTGAATACCAATTTTGCAAATCAAATAGCACAAAACCAAGCCAATCAAAGTCATATTAATGATGTTGGTAACTATGCTCAAGGCTTGATGCAAAACACTTTAGGTAATCAAGTTGCCTATGGTAATCAAATGGCTCAAACTTATGGAGCTAATGCAAATGCTGGTCAAAATCAAATTGGAAATATTTATGGCGCACAACAAGGCCAAGCTAACGCAAATCAAAATAATTTAGCTAATTTATACAACACCACACAAAATCAATTAGGTGGTGTTTACAACCAACAATTAGGCTTTCAATCACCTTACCAAACTACTGGTCAAGTTGGCGCAAATGCTCTGGTGGCTAATGTTCCTTATTTAACCAATCAGTTTAATGCTAGTGATTTAAACGCACAATTAGCACCTAATTATCAGTTTAGCTTACAACAAGGCCAAATGGCCAATCAAAGAGCTGCCAATGCTTTGGGCGGTGGTTTTGGTGGTAATGCTTTGCAAGGCTTAAACAATTACACTCAGAACTACGCACAAAATGCTTATCAGCAAGCATTTAATAATTATCAAAATCAAAGAAACAATATTTATAGCACATTGGCTGGCATGGCTGGTATCGGGACTACTAGCGGTGGACAACTAGCTAGCCTTGGAAATACTTATGGTAGCAATTTAGGTAATTTGTCATCTAATTTAGGTGGCAATTTAACTAGCAACACAGGTAATTTATTGAATGCTGGAAATACTTATAGTGGAAACACTACAAGTTTAACCAATGCACTTAATAATGCTTTGGTTGCCAACGCTGGTCAAGTTCAAGGCGCTTACAACAACTATGGTTCAAATATTGGTAATCTTGCCAATACAAATGTAAATGCTAGTACAACTGGTTCAAATGCTTTGTTGGGCGCTGGTACACAATACGGCACAAACTTGGCTTCATTGGCTACAGGTTTGGGTGGCGCACAAGCTCAAAATGCAGTTGCAGCAGCTAACGCCAATGCTGGCGCTTTACAGTCTATTGGCAACACCGCTTTGCTTGGATCTATTTTAGGTAGCAGACCAGCAGCAAGTAGTGGTGGGGGTGGAGGTGGCGGTGGCCTTGGTGGTTTATTAGGTAGTATTGGTAGTATATTTTCAGATATACGCATGAAAGAAAATATTGAGTTTGTTGAGCAAACAAATAATGGTATTAATATTTATGCTTTCGATTACAAGCCAGAATTTAAAGATATAGCTGGTCATGGCAGATTTAGAGGTGTAATGGCTCAAGAGATTGAGAAAGTCATACCTGATGCCGTTAAGACTATGTTTAATGGCTTTAAAGCCGTTGATTACTCTCTTGTTTTTCCTGGGGTGAATCATGCCTGATTTTTCGATGAATCTTCAATACCCACAACAACCTCAAATGAGTTTGGGGGATATGCTTAACCTTGCAAGAGGCGCACAGGCTTATCAACAATCTCAACAGTTAAATCCTTTGCAAATTGAAACGGCAAGAATTCAACAACAGAAGTTGGCTCAAGAGTTGGGTCAAGCGCAACAGTTAAATCCTTTGCAATTAAAGAAAGCAGCGGAAGAACTGACAACTGCTCAAGAGCAAGCAAAACAAAATGTTGTTAAAACTTTGTCAGACACTCAAGCTCAAAAAGCCAATCAGTTCAATGCTATTGCTGGTAGTCAAGTTTCATTGATTAACAATCCTTTAGTTGTCAGGGCTGAAGAAGATCCAAAAAGTTTGACTCATCTTGAAAGATTACAACTTGGTAATTTATTTGCACAAACTGCTTTAAATACATCCCATGCTAAAGGAATTTCAGAAAAAGACGCATTGGATCAAATTAACCCAATGATAGAAAAAATCTTGTCTGATCCTAGTTCAATTCGTCAAGATTTAAAACAATTACACATTCAAACATTGGACAATGCGTCTAGAACTACTGCGCTGACTCCAAGTGGTATTGCCGTTAATTATGGTTCTGGTGGACAAGTTACATCTACAAATCCATTTAGTCAAATTAGACAAGGCCAAGCAATACCTGGTACGCAATATACACAAGGACTTGCACCATCTGTTCAAACAAGTGAAACGCAAGCTCCATTCATTATGGGTGGCCAACAGGGCGGTATTGCTAATACTCCTCAACCTCCTATGATGCGTCCAAACGCACCACAAGCTCCACAGGGCATCATGCCAGGCTTACCTCAAGGTATGCTTCAAGGTCAAACTAATGCGCCTACGGGATTGGTTAACCAAGTAATGAATAAAGGTGGTATTCAAATATCACCTGGCGAATCTTACGAATCTTACCGAGACAGAGTAGCAAAAATAGCTGCTTTACCAAATTTAGCTAATCAAAGTCTTAACATTGCAAATCCTGAGTCTGTACCAAACATGATGGATTTAAATAAAAAAGTTCTTGGTTTGTTAGACAAAGGCGTAGAAGTTGGGCCTGTTGCCCAAATTATTGCTGATAAAACTGCTAATGTTTCTTTGACTCCAGAGCAACAAGAAATTAGAAAATATCTAGAACAACGTATTCGTCAAGAATCTGCTCGTTCTAATCAAGATCAATCTTCACAAAGACAAGCATTTGGTAGTTTTGGTGTAGATCAAGATGCGTTGCGAAGTATTCTTTATAGAGACAACGGACGTTTAACTGCTCAACATATTTTTATGAATGGCATTAAAAATAATCAAGGAAATATAAACAGTCCTGATCTTGGAAAAGTAAACACATTTGTTAATGAATTTACTAGAATAAGCCAAGATCCTAAAGTAACTCAATTAATGGGTGTTTTGGGTGATAAAAAGATAACTGAATTGTCCAAATCTGAATTGAAACATTTACAAGGTGAATTTGGTAATCTATCTAAAGAAAAATTACAAGATTTGCTAGACAAACGTAATGAATTAATTCGTTTATCAACTGGGAAATAAAAATGGCAGATCCCAAACAAATGTCTGAAGCAGATGCCCTTTATGGGCTTCTTCAGCAAGGACAACCACAACAACAGTCAGCGCCTGTAAATGCTGATACTTTATACAACGCTTTAAGAACAACTCCACAAGCAGATCAAATGCCTTGGATGGATGTTCCTATTAAAGCTGCTGCTAACATTGTTCCTAGTGCCATGAAAATGGGACAAGGAATGGTTGAAGCAGTAAGCAATCCGTTGCAAACTGGGAAAAGTCTTTGGGATTTAGCTGCGGGAACTTTGCGTAATGTAACTCCTAGCCATATTTCTGAGTGGATAGATAAAGCAGATAAAAGTACAGAAGCAGCTAGCCATGCTAGTAGTGTTGCCGACATTGTTGGTCATTACTTTAAAGATCGTTACGGAAGCACAGAAGGATTTAAAAAAGCAATTGCATACGATCCTGTAGGTGTGTTGTCGGACGTTTCTACTGTTTTTACTGGTGGTAGCGCATTGCCTGGTACAGTTGGTAAAACCGCTGCTAAAGTTGCTGAAGCCACAAATCCCATATCAATGGTGGGTAATGTTGTAGCTCCTGTTGTTAAAACTGGTTTGGCCGTTTCTACTGGAACAAGCCCAGAAACCATTGCTGGAGCAGTTAAAGCTGGAGCTACTGGCGATAAAACATTATTGCAAAATTTGCGTGGCGAAGCGCAAATGACAGACGCATTAGATAATGCTAAACATAATCTAGGTTTGATGCGTCAAGCAAAAAATCAAGCGTACAGATCAGGAATGGTGGATATTAGTAATGATGCAAGCCAATTGCATTTTAATGATGTAGATAAAGCATTAAATGAATTGGAAAAAAGTGCAACTTACAAAGGACAAATAGTAAATCCTACTGCAAATAAATTGCATAAAGATTTAACAAAAATTGTTGATAATTGGAAAAATCTTGATCCTGTTCAATTTCATACGCCAGAAGGTTTTGATGCTTTAAAACAAACCATTGGTGAAGCTATTGATAATGTTCCTTATGAACAATCAAAAGCCAGAACGATGGGTAGCAAAGTTTATAACGGTGTTAAAGACACCATTAATAAACAAGCTCAAACCTATTCTAAAGTAATGAAAGATTATGCTGAGGCTTCAGATCAAATAAGCCAAATTGAAAAATCTTTGTCTTTAGGTAATAAGGCTTCTGTAGATACTGCAATGCGTAAATTGCAAAGTTTGACTAGAAACAATGTCAATACCAATTATGGTCAACGCATGAGTTTGGCTCAACAACTTGAATCACAACAAGGCGCAAAACCATTTATTAGCGCATTGTATGGTCAAGCATTAAGTTCACCTACGGCTAGAGGTATGGCTGGAACTTTAGAGGGTGCAACAGGTTTATATGGTGCTTTGGTTAATCCAGCAGCGCTTGCAGCTATCCCCTTACAAACCCCTAGACTAGTTGGTGAAGGCTTGTATCAAGCTGGGCGTATTGGACAACCTATTGTCAATGCTGCCAATCGTATTGGTCTTAATCCAATGACTGCTAATACATTGGGTGATTTAGCAAACATTTCAAATAGAGGTCAACAATGAGCGTTTTACTAGCACCCATCGGTAATGGTTTTCAGTTTTTTTCATCGGTTGGCCCAAGTGTGCCTTTATCTGGTGGATATATTTACACTTACCAAGCTGGCACATCAACCGCTTTGGCCACTTACACAACCAACGCTGGCACGATTGCAAACACCAATCCTATTGTTTTGGGCGCTGATGGTAGACCACCACAAGAGATTTGGTTAACTAGCGGTTCTAATTACAAGTTTGTTTTGACAGACAGTAGCAACAATCAGATTGCCACTTATGACAACTTGTATGGAATTGTGAATAGTGCGCCAGCTGCTAATCCTGTACCACAAGGATCAATCATTATGTGGAGTGGATCTATTGCTGCTATACCATCTGGTTATGTCATTTGTAACGGTAGCAACGGAACGCCAAATTTGCTAGACTCATTTGTAGTGGGCGCTGGCAACACATACGCAGTTGGAAATACTGGTGGCTTTACAAGCTCAGTAACTTCTAACATTGGTACAAACTTGCCTTTGTATTACGCATTGGCTTTCATTATGAAAACATGAGCGATACTGAAAAAGATTTGGCCGTTCATGTGGCCGTTTGTGACCAGCGTTACAAACAAATAGCAGACTCTTTGAGGGAGGGAGAAAAGCGCATGACCAAGATCGAGTATTTGATCTATGGGGTCATGTTGCTTGTTCTTTTTGGCCCTAATGTAGCGGGTCAGTTTTTCCACAAGTTTTTTGGTATGTAAATGCCATTAGCATTTGTTGCGCTTGCATCAAGTGCGGTCAAGATCATAAAGGAATCATGTGAGTTATACAAAGAAGGCCGTCAAATTGTTACTGACATTGCCAAGGAAGTTGATGGAGTTGTCAAAGACGTTAAGACAGTACAAAAGAAAGCGACAGGGTTACTTGGGTTCTTA